CACTACGGCGTCGGCGTCATAATCAAACTAAGCGAACCTACCATCGCATTCCCCTACCAGATAGCAACAGTTTACTTTTCAAGCGGCAGAACGGAAGAACTTGCAACAACTGTTTTGTCTCCAATAAAATCAAATAAATCTTGACACCCCTTTAATAATTTGTTATAGTATTTTATATGAGAGTTTATAAAGCTGAAAAGCAATACGAAGAACAGGTCAAAGAGTTAAAAAAAGAAAACAAGCGCTTACAACAAGAGGTGGAAACACTCAAACAAAAAGTGCAATTGGCAGAAAGAAAGTGCGCTTGCTTTCGAAATAATCAAAAACTATCAGAAGAAAAGACTTGATTTATTACACACTGTTGTGATATAATAAAGTATCTTAAAGTGTTACAACACAAATCATTGGAGAAAGAATGAAAGAAACTATAACAATAACTCGCGATAACAAAGATTTTGAAACAATTGTTCAAGAGATTAGGGAAAGATTTCACGGCTGCGGTGGCGACGAGGAGAGCGAATCTCATCTGTGCAACAATAAACAAGACCTGAAAGATGGATATGTCTATTTTTGGTCAAACAATAAAGATGTTGCAAAATTAATCACGAGATCCCAAAAATATATTTTAGAAATACGGGATATGGGCTACGCAGTTCAATTCAAGATGGCCAAAGAAGGTTTCCGCAATGTAACATCAGCGTTCAAGGTGTCTTAGTGGACAAAATTAAAGAAGCCTTAACATACGACGATGTTTTGTTGGTGCCACAATATTCAGAAATTGAGAGCCGTCAAACAATTGACATTGGAAATGAACTGGGAGATACAATGCTCCTTGACCTTCCAATAATTTCAAGCCCAATGGATACAGTTACCGAGGGAGCAATGGCATCTACGCTTGCCTTCAATGGCGGTCTCGGTATCATTCATCGTTATAACACTATAGAAGAACAGTGTGATGAGGCAGTGCATGTCGGGGTCACCCCTCGACTTGTTGGGGCAGCGGTTGGTGTTACTGGAGACTATTTTGAAAGGGCACAGCGACTTGTCCAGTCTGGTGTCCAGATTATTTGTATAGATGTTGCTCACGGACACCACTTTCTTGTGGAACGGGCAATAAAATCAATACGCGATGCTCTCGGCAGAAGTATTCATATTATGGCTGGTAATGTTGCCACTGCTGAAGGATATGTTGCGCTGTCAAACTGGGGAGCAGATTCAGTTCGTTGCAATGTTGGCGGCGGGAGTATATGTTCCACAAGAATTCAGACAGGTTTTGGAGTCCCCGGTCTTCATACAATATTTGAATGTGATAAAGTTCACACTGGTGCAAAGATTATTGCTGACGGTGGTATAAAAACGAGCGGAGATATCGTAAAAGCTCTTGCCGCTGGTGCAGATTTTGTTATGCTGGGGTCTCTTCTGTCGGGAACAAATGAAGCTCCGGGGGAGGTCTTAAAGTCAGCTAGCGGTAAACGATACAAAACGTATCGAGGGATGGCCAGCAAAGCAGCGCAGCAAGATTGGAAAGGGAATTACTCTTCTAACGAAGGAGTTTCCGCCGTAGTCCCGGCAAAAGGCCCAGTTCTTGAAATACTCAAAGACTTAAAAAATGGTATTGCCTCGGGTTTCTCTTATGCTGGCGCTCGAAATCTTTCAGAGCTTCAAAAAAACGCTCAGTTTATTCGACAGACCAGTGCTGGAAAGGTTGAGAGTTCGGCCCACATTTTACAGAAATGAACGGAGAAGATAAAAAAAAGATTCAGTTCTCGACGACTTTTAAAACATATGCTGATTTTAGAATTAGACTACAGTACGACGATTTAAAAGTTCGAGAATTCTTTGGGGCAGTGCTCGATGGCTACATTAACGGGGATAGCTGTCTTCAAACTTTCATCGACGAGACAAAAGAAAAGAAACAGTCAGCGAAGACCAAGAGACAAAAAATTTATAAATCGCAAAAAAGGTCAAAAGAGATAAAAAATCAATTTGCTTTGAGCGACGGAGAGATCGAGAATATTTTTGATATAATAGAAAAGGAGAATTTAGACTTATGAAGAAGTGCTCACAACTTTGTGCAAAACACGGCAATAGTTGCACAGAAAAGGAATGTAGATTGTGGATAGACTATAAAGAGGACTACAACTGCACCCTGATTGCGGTTGATAAACATGACAAATTAACCTTAAAAGAGGTGGCAAAAAGGCTTGGCCTGAGTATTGTGAGGATTAAACAAATCCAAGATGTAGCCAACCACAAATTACACAGCAAGCTTCAAGAACTCGGAATAGATTCTTTTGAGAAAGAGTAAATAAAATTCCTTTAAAGAAAACGGCCTTTTAATAATCAAACAACTATTTATTACTGGATCTTGTCATACTTTTTTTTAGGAGAAGAATAAATGAACAACAAAGACAAGTCTCTCTTAAAAGAGAGCACTATTCGCCGTTTCATGAAACTGGCAGCAATTGAACCCCTGACCGAGACATTCGTCTCCGCCATCGAAGAGGACGAGGGAGAAGTTTATGAAGAGAAAAAGGACCCGAATAACGGTAAGATGAAACCTCTAGAGGAACAGGAAGAAGACGAGTTCGCTCCTGAAGAAGAAGATGAGATTCCCGGTGAAGAAGCTGGTCTCGAAGATGAGCTTGATGCAGATCCCGAGCTTGAAGATGAAGCCCCCGGCGACGTCGATGTGGAAGCTCTGGTAAGCGCCATTGCTGATGCGATTGAGGCAGAGACCGGCGTTGAGGTTTCTGTTGAGGGCGACGAAGAGCTTGCTCCTGAAGATGAGCTTGCTCCTGAAGATGAGCTTGCTCCTGAAGATGAGCTTGCTCCTGAAGATGACATGGCCGAACCCGGACCCGAAGATCTACGACCTGAAGAGGGAGAGGAACTTCCTCCCGAAGAAGAGGCCCTCCAAGAGCGTTTCGAAAGTATGGTCAACGAGGTTGCTCGCAGAGTTGCCGCCCGTCTATTGAAATAAAACATTTCTAGTTAAAAAAAAACAATTCTATGATATAATATACTTGTGCATTTAAATTGCGGAGGCATTAAAAAACTATGTGGTACGAAGCAGCTTGGTTCTTCTCAGGAATTATTTTATATTCTATTTTCTCTAAATTATTAAACGTCGGACATTCAGTTTTGTTTTTTCGTGCTGTTCGCACTGCGGCGTTAGCTTATCTGGCAACCACCGCAGAGAGCATTGCTTTTATCAATGCTGTGAAATACCTTGCGATGAAAGAGGCTGAAAGACCAGAAGAACAAATTAAAACAATGAGAATGGTTGACGATGAAATATTTAATGCGTGGAAACAAACAGTAATCACTAAAGCGAATTCTGCACTCCCGCGCCACTTAATCGCTTCTATGACTTTAGAAGATTGGGACGCAATGATGAAATATTTGGACATTTCTTATGAAAAAGGCAAAGGAAAAGTCTAGTTACTTTAGACACATGCTAACTAATGAGAATAAAAAGTCTTTTGTAGAATGGATGTATGAAGAAAAGCAAATTTTAACGCAAAAAAATGTTGTTTTTGCGACTGATGCGTTTTTTATGAACTCCGCAATGCGATGGATCATTCTGAATGAAAGGGAAGGAAAGCTTTCAAAGAAAGAAGTAACAATGTATGTTGAGGCTCTTAGAAATTATGTTGAAAAAGAGCTTGACTTATGCTGGTATGATGGTAAAATATGTATTAAGCTCAATAACAAGAAAGGTCCCCAAAGAATCCAGGAGCTAAAGTTTACATCGGCTCAGATTAAAAAACAAAAGGAAAAAGATGGCAGATAAAAAGACAACAAAAAAGGGCAAGAAAGATGAGACACAAGAAGTGGCTGAAGAGCTTGCTTCGCTGTTGATTTTAGACCCATCTCAAAGATCAGAACCTTCCGGTAAGATTCGACTGGTGAGCCTGTACGGTAACGTTGATGAAGAAAAAGCCGAAGAAGCCTGTATGGGCCTTATTGCTCTGAATGAGTTAGGTCGCACAGAATTTTTAGAAGACCCTCAAGACCCAAAGTCAAAACTTCTTGTTGAGTATAAACCGATTGATCTTGTCATTTCAACTTGGGGCGGCTCCGCAGCAGATATGTTCTCCATTTATGACACCATAAGAATGGTGAGGGATGGCTGTCCAGTTCATACTCTTGGTATGGGAAAGGTCATGTCAGCCGGTGTGCTTCTGTTGGCATCTGGAACAAAGGGTGCTCGAAGAATCGGAAAGAACTGTCGAGTGATGATGCACAGTGTTATTGGAGGTCATCACGGAGCCCTCCACAATCTTGAGAATGAGATGGAAGAAATACGTTGGCTTCAGAATTGTCACGTCGAGGCCTTGGTCGAGGAAACAAACATGACAAAGAAATATTTAAACAAACTTCTCGATAGAAAAGTAAATGCATATATCAGTGCAAAAGAGGCCGTAGAATTAGGAATTGCGGACATTATTGTATAATTGTAACTATTTATACTTGAAGGGAATTGTATAAATGAAATTAACAAAATCAAGACTTAACCAAGTTATTAAAGAAGAGTTGGTAAAGGCTCTTAAAGAAGGCTTCTTCGGAGACCTTCAAGGCGAGAAGCGCCTTGGAGACGCACAAGCAATGTCAAGCGATATGCGCAGAGGCTCTATGGAGCCTGAGCCCTATTCGGGCGGCCAAATGGACGATGACACCAGATATGATGGAATGGTCGCGAATATTGAAGCTTGGACCGACGAGGTTTTATCCAGCGGAGAGACCGACCTGTTCGAAGAATTGCACGACTTCTTAGAAGAACTGTTGGACAAGAACGAAGACCCCTATCGCAAATAAAATGAAAGACTTAGAACAACTCGTTGAAAATTACTTCCCACCTGAAAAAAAAGGTTTCCTTTTTGAGAGTTTGCTCAAGCTGGTCGAGAGCGAGATGTTGGTCTTCGAAGAACAAGAGCAAATAACTTCCCAACCTGAAACGAAAAAGCTCCCGATACCCCGCCCAGTCTTATCTGAGAAGTGGGGTCTTCCGGGGAGCACGGACAGAGCAAACATTGAAAAATTCTTTAAAAATATCGCCCCCGGCGGTGATCTCCAAGCAAAAATAGCCCAGATTGAGTCCTTCATTCTTGACTGTGACGAACGTTGTGTAAGCGAACAGAACATTGCCGAGATATTGGCAAACTTAGTTTTCTTGGACACTTTATCAGCCATTGTGTTTGACTACAACGCAAATGTTGCTGGTTTCTTGTTTGAAGCGTTTCTGGCAGCACTTCTGTTCGGCAGACAAGAAGTTGCTGCGGGAAATAAGACAATTGAGGACATTTTAGACAAAGACGACGTGCCAATCAGCCTTAAACTATTGGGTGTGGGTCGCGAGCTTAAAGGTAGTAGGAAACTGCTGCAAAACACGTTTGAGAAGTGGGGCGAGATAAGATATGTTGTAGGTTCTAAACTGTCGAAAAAAGAGTTAGATATAGCTTTTTATGAAATTGTTGTGACTCCCGAAAACTACCACGAACTGGACATTTCATCTAGTAAAACACAGTTCGTAATCCCCGCCAGAAGTTATCAAGAAAATCAAATTGGTGAAATTAATTTAGGCAGCCGGGAACAAATAAAATCAATAGCTCAACGCTACACTGAAAGGCTCGGCGACAATCTGTTTACAATTTATGAATTGTTAGAAAACCTATCTAACAACATTAACCAATATTTCTTAGAAGATAACAAACAGGCTGGCGAACAAGCTCACTCTGATGCAACAAATCTTCAAAATAACATTAAAACTCTCATTGATTGATGGTATAATATAGGCAAAGAGGTGAACTTTGACACGAGAATATCAATCTGGAACAGAACTTCAAAAATCAATATTAACTGGCGTTAACTTGCTGGCAGATAATGTCGCAAGCACTCTTGGCCCGAGAGGTCGAAACGTCATTCTTCATCAAAAGGGCAAGAATCCAATCGTTACAAAAGACGGCGTAACTGTTTCGAACTTCATTGAAACAGAAGACTCGTTCGAGAACGCTGGCGTACAGATTCTTAAACAGGCAGCATCACAAACAAACAACACTGCCGGAGATGGAACAACCACAACCACAGTGCTCGCCAGAGCTATTGTTGAACACGCTCAGAAGTATTTGGCAGCAGGAGCCTCTCCGATTGAGCTAAAGAGGGGCATCGACAAAGCAACAATTCGCGTTGTCCGAGCTTTAGAAGAGTTGTCCTCTCCTGTAATGTCAGAGGAAGACATCGCTCACGTTGCCACAATCTCTGCGAACGGAGACGAGACAATTGGAAGGCTAATATCAACAGCGGTTGATCTTGCAGGCAAAGACGGGGCCATAACTATTGAAGAAGCGCGCTCAGTTGATACGAGCTTGGACGTGGTTGAGGGATTCCGCTTTGATTCCGGCTACTTAGCAAATGCATTTATCACTGACGAACGCAACGGGCTGGTTAATTATGAAAACCCTTTAATTCTGGTGACGGACTCAAAGATTGAGACGGTCGAGGAGTTAATGCCGGTACTTGAGGTGGTCGCGAGAGAGAGCCGCCCGTTTGTTATTGTTGCCGAGAATGTTGAGGGCCAAGCACTGGCCGCTTTGATTATGAACACAACAAGAGGTACTCTCCGTGTTACTGCGGTTAAGGCTCCTCGATACGGCGAGGAAAGAAGAAACATTTTGAAAGACCTTGCAATCTCGGTAGGTGCAAAGTTCATCTCCAGAGAGTCCGGAGTCAAACTCGCCGAGGTAAAGCTTCAGGACTTAGGAACGGCCAAGAAGATTGAAGTATTAAAAAACTTTACTACAATTGTGGATGGTCGCGGAGATTACAACGAGATTGAAAAGAAGATTGAGAGCCTGAAGGCAGAACTCTCGCAGACAGAAGCTCTGTATGAGTGTGAAAAGATTCAAGAAAGAATAACAAGACTTGCCAGTGGCATCGCCATCATCAGGGTTGGCGCAGCAACCGAGGTTGAAATGATTGAGAAGAAGCATCGCATTGAAGACGCCCTTTCCGCAGTTAAGTCAGCTCAGGAAGAGGGAGTTGTGGCTGGTGGCGGCACTGCACTACTTAGAGCGGTGAAAGACTTAGAAGTCGACACAGACACAGAAGAACAAGAGTTTGGAGTAGAAATAGTCAAGCTGGCAGCGAAAGAGCCGCTGCGCCAAATGGCAATTAATGCCGGTGAATCACCTGACCTGATCGTTAAGCTGGTTGAGGAGCAAGAAGACGGCGAAGGTTACAACTTTGTTAGTCGCAAGATTGTTAACTTGAAAGATGCTGGAATTATTGACCCAACGAAAGTTACACGCTGCGCGCTGGAGAATGCAGCATCAGCAGCTTCGACCTTAATTACAACAAATCACTGTGTGATCGCCTCTTAAGCGAAAGAAGAAACTACTTATCAACAGGAAGGTTTATTAACATTATGGACGATCAAGCACAAGCCCTTGTTGAGTTAAACGGGAGGTTCGATAGACTTATGGACGGCATTGAAGCAGTCAAAGAGCGCCAAGATGAGATGGCAGATGATATTTCCGAGATTAAAAAAGCGGTATATCATCCAGATGCAGGCATTTATGCCCGAATTCGCGAGCTTGAATCTTGGAAGGCTACTTCCTCACGACTTATCTGGATGATTATCGCGTCTGTCATTGGATTGGCAAGCGCCGCGATGTGGTCGAAACTCTTTATTTAAATTTTTAATTAAAAAACTCTTGACTTATTGTATATAATAGTATATTATATGTATGGAGGAAAATATGAGAGTAAGCATTTCATACACGTTGGATTTTGAAAAAATACCCAACGAGGTCACCAAGTTCATTCAAGAACTAAGAAAGAAGCAAAACAAAATACAATTCTTATACGACGAGGCCGTTGAGTGTCTCGAAGAAAAAGACACAACAACTGCGTTACAAAAGATTGAATCACTTCGCAAAGAACTGGTAGAAGTAGACTCAAAACTTCAGGATTCTGCGGGAATTTTAGAGGGCTATCACAAAGCTTTAGTGGAAATTGCAGCACAGCAGGTTCAAGAAGTCGCACCACCAGCCGAACCTCAACCAGATGACGGAGGCACTGTTGAAGAAGGGTAAACTTATTTATATTCCATCGAATGTAATTTTATTTGATACTGGGATAGGAAAAGGTATCCTTCGGAGCAAAGAAACTGCCGAGCCCACCCACGCCCTGTGCTTAGGTTGGGATGAGAGCAGTGAACACTTTTTAAGAATTCTTCACGAGGGTGAACAGTGGAGCGTTCATCGACGCGACGTTGCGGAGGTTTCAAATGTTAATTAAACTTGTCGAGGTAAAACAAGACTCAGATTCTAAGAAGTTTACAAACGAGAAAGAAAAGAAATACTTTCTATCAGAGGTGTTTGTTAACCCCGAACACATTGTTTGTATGAGAGAAGATACCTTCCTAGAACAACAATTTACAGAGTCAAAGCAGTTGTTCCCAAAAGACTTAGATAGTCGCCAAAACTTTACACGTCTAAATTTACAAAGAGGTCAGTTCGGCATCGATATCGCCGTCGTAGGTTCTCCAAAGATAATTTCAGACACAATAAATAAAAATAAAAAAATATTAACAGGATGAAAAATGAGATATTACAGATTATTCGTCAAGCCAGAGTGCCCTTTTTGTGAATTGGCTCTCCAGCACCTAAACGACGAAGAAGAAACGTTCGTAGCGATACAAACAAAAGATGAAAATTTAAATAAAATAAAAGAACATTATGATTGGCCGACAGTGCCGCTCATTGTGGAGGTGAACAACTCAGAGGAAACTTTCGTTGGAGGTTTTTCTGACTTAACAGGAGAATAAAATGGAATTAAAATATACTTTAAAGACTGGAGATGAAGGTCAGGAGGTTAAAAGGCTTCAAAAGGCATTAAAAATTGGTGCTGATGGGACCTTTGGACCGAAGACGGAGCAGTCGGTCAAGGACTATCAAGAAGCTCAGGGCTTAACGGTAGACGGGCTGGCAGGAAAGCGCACGCTGACCTCTTTAGACATTAACGTTACTGCTGCAACAGACCTTTCTAGCTGGAACGGCAAAGTTGACTTCAAGAAGATGAAAGCGGCAGGCTGCTCTACAGCTTGGATAAAAATAACAGAAGGTACAACTCACCGCAACCCCGGCTATCAAAGAAAGTTTGATGATGCTCGCAAAGAGGGCTTTTTGGTGGGGGCGTATCACTTTGGCAGACCAGACACTTATGCTGGAGACCCAAAGGACTGGGAGAAAGAAGCAAACAACTTCCTCCTTCAACTTGACAAGGCAGGGTGTTCTTCCGGAGACCTACTCCCGGTTCTCGATGTAGAAGCGGGGATGAAAACTGATGA